GTCTGACTCAATGGCGTTAAACTCGGATACGACATTCATTTTTACCTCTCAATATACTAAGTAGTAGACTATATCATTTATAAATAGTTTTGAAAAAAAGTAAAGCCCCCCCATAAGGGAGGCTCCACTCTATATAAGTTTTAAGCTTATATTAGCCTAAGAGATCTTGCACGACAACGAGGCCATACATATCTGGGCGCACCATCTTCTTAGCGTAACGGGTCATGACACCTTTACGTGGTACGAAGTCTTCGATACCAAAGATGGTTGGGGTTACTTGTAGTGGAACGTATGGAGCATATACATATCCGCTTTCGAGGAATTGAGCACCCTTACGGCCTACAAGAACAACATTGCGTGGGAAGTATGGGTCAACATAGACATCCCATTTCTTGCTAACGCTACCAACATTGACAGCGCCGGCCATGCCAGCTTCGTCATCTGGAGCAACTTTAGCGCGGAATCCAGCGGTCATTTCGAGGATAGAACCAACTTCTGGTCCGCAGACGAGGAAGTTAGCGCCACCACGTAATGTCTTGCGATGGATTTGAGCTGATACGTCGTTTACGGTTTCGAGAAGAGTCTCGTACCACATTGAAACGTTGCCAGTGAAATCAGCAGCACCACTAGATTGGTCAATAACAGCGCCAGTAGCACGCTCAACGAACTTGCCTGGGCGACGTGACCAATAGAAGGTACCAGCAGTAGCACCCTTGATTAGATCTTCAAGGATTTCACGGTCGATTTCGAGGGCGATTTGCTCACTCATGATAGAGGTGAGTTCGACTTCTGCATCAAGGTTGTGATATGCATTGAGGTCTTGACCTAATTCTGGAGTCCACTTGACTTTGAGTTTCTTGGTCTTAGCAGTTACAGCAACTGAATCAATCTTGATATCGAGTTCTGGTAAATCTTTCTCGTTCTCAAATGTCCACTGAGGAAGGCCTTTGATAGAACCAAGGCCATTTCCACGGTCTAGATGATCATCAATTGGGAATTCTAATACTGCTGAAGTTAGGGCTTCAACTTCTGCTTTAAGGGCAGCGACAGAAACTGCATCATTACCAGCAAATACCAATAGAACATTGCCAAGATCTCCAGCAGAGGCTTTGGCAGAAAGACGACGGACTTGTTGGCCATTGGTTAGCGCATTTGTTAATCTAATAGCAACAAGATTGCTACGGTTGAGGACTTGACCATTAACTTCTAAAGAAGAAACTGGTACTTCAGCAACTACAACTGCACGACCAGCAGCGATGTCTGGATCAAATCTAGCGGCAGATGGTTCATCGGCTTCGCCCATGGAACCTGAGTCTACAACAGCTGCAGCTAGGCTTAAAGTAGCACTACCAGTTGGTGAGGACATACCGTTATTTAGTGAATAGAAAGATTTTTCTAGACCACCAGCTTGGGTTAAGTCAACACCACCAGTGATTTGGCTACCACTTACGCCACCACCATATACTGATTCGTTATCTTCTGCGCCTAAACGATTTGGTCCTTGCTCGCTGTGAACGAAGTCAAGGAAGAAGATTAGGCCAGATGGAAGACTCATTGGCTGAACTGATACGAGATCGTTAGCAATGAGAGCGCCGAATACACGACGAACGATTGGGAATGCTACAGCAGCAAAACCTTCAACGTCGCCAGCGGCCATTGAGCTAGCTTCTTTTAGAAGTTGCTTGGCTTGGTTTTCTAATAGGACAGCCATGCCGTTCTTTTGGGTTTCATCGGCAAGACCTTCGAGAAGACCAGTGTCTTCCCACTTAGCACGTAGAGCTTGACCTTCTTTAGTGAGATCGCGGTCTACAATGCCTTCGGTTAATTTCTTTAATAAAGTCATTTTTTTCTCCTTAAATGATAATGTCTTATTTCTTGATTCCAGCAATCTTTTGCCATTTGTTATATAATGGATTTGAATTGCTGTTAGTTTCTTGACGAGTCTTCAACATCAATCCACCCTTTTTCTCTACTGCTTCACTCAGCGATTTTGGACCTCTGCTATCAAAGGTACCCACTGCGTTGCATAGGGTTTCATATATCATCTTAACTTCGTCTACTGAACCAGCTTTTGAGACAGCTTCGACAATTTTATTTTTTTGTCGCTCATTCAAGGAGTCGCTACCAAGAGCTTGATTCTTATAGAAAAGCTTTGCATTAAGCAAAT